GACTGCCAACTACTAGAGGATATGTTAATGATACAATTATTAGGTGTTGTAGGTAATCTTGCCACTACCTTTCTTGAAGGCAAGGTAGAAAAAGAAAAAGCCAAGTCAGAGATTATGAAGACCGCTGCCCAGCATGATAGCAAGTGGGAGCTAATCATGGCTGAGTCTACCCGCAGTTCATGGAAAGATGAGATAATCACAATAGCTGTACTTGCGCCATGTGTGCTTACTTTCATTCCGGGAATGGAAGACGTAGTGAAGCAAGGTTTTGAGAGGCTTAATGAGCTACCTGATTGGTATCAAAACATATTGTATGTAACGATACTTGCGGGGCTAGGCTTAAAAGGCTTGGATAAATTCAAGAAAAAGTAGTTTTTACCGCGTCAAATTATTGACAGGTACGAGAATAGCTAGTAAAAATCTTATATGAATGAGATAAATCTCGCACAATTTATTCTGAAGCTAGTTAAAGACAAGAAAGCTCAAGTTTCTGAGCTTCTAGTCAACAACGGTGTAAAGGATATGGAGCATTACAGACAGTTAATGGGAAACCTTGACGGTCTGGAATATGTAGAACAGGAACTCAAGAGCCTGCTAGAAAAACAGGAGCAATTCGATGACTGAAACAGCGAAAGCTGAAATGGATGCTGATGCACCCTCCACACCTTGGGTAAAGTCAACAGATCGTGTACTTGACCCCTCACTTATTGACAAATCACTTATCGACAGAATGCCTAGCCCTACGGGGTGGCGCCTTCTTGTCCTGCCGTACAAAGGAAAAGGCAAGACAGAAGGGGGTATTTATTTGCCGGATCAAGTGATTGAGCAAAATGAAGTTTCCACGCAAGTGGGATACGTGCTTAAAGTTGGACCTTTAGCTTACGAAGATAAACAAAAATTCCCTACTGGCCTATGGTGCAAAAAAGGGGATTGGGTAATTTTCGCAAGATATGCGGGTTCACGCTTTAAGATTGAGGGCGGGGAAGTAAGAATTTTAAATGACGATGAAGTTCTTGCTAAAATCTTAGACCCGGAAGACATCTTACACATCTGAGGATAAAATGGATAATCAAAACGCCGAACAAAAAGAGGTGGAGAATACCTCTGAAGAAAATCTTGCGGTAGACCCGCGAGAAGATGCCGTAGAGGTTGAGGTAGAAGGGGAAGAGCCACAAGAGGCCGCTACCGAAGAAGTTTCGGAGGAGGCCCGCTCTTCGGAAAAATCTGAATCTCAAAAACGCATTGATAGGCTTACTAAGTTGCGCCGTGAAGCGGAACGTCGTGAAGCAGACGCTATAAAGTATGCGGAAGCCAAGCAGCGCGAGGCTGAAGACTTAAAGGCCCGTTTGGATAAGCTGGACCAAGGATATGTTCAGGAATATTCAGGTCGGGTTGAGAGTGAGATTGAAGCGGCTAAGAATGCTCTGCGGCAAGCTATGTCTATTGGGGACACAGACGCTGCGGTAGAAGCGCAAGAAAAGCTTTCTTCTTTGACATATGCGCGTGAGCGGGCAAAACAGGCCCAGATGCAGTATGACCGTCGTGCAGAACAAGCTCCTGCACAGGAAGCACCGCAACAGCAGGCTCAACCGCAGCAAGCGGCTCCGCAAAGGCCGGACCCTAAAGCTGAAGATTGGGCTGAGAAAAACGAGTGGTTTGGTAAAGACGAGGCTATGACTTATGCGGCCTTCGGCATACATAAACGACTTGTTGAGAACGAAGGGTTTGACCCGAACAGCGATGAGTATTATAATGAATTAGACAAGCGCATTGTGGAGGAGTTTCCGCATAAGCTTGGAAAAAACAGTCAGCAAGGTTCCCGACCCGTTCAGACGGTAGCCTCTGCTTCTAGAACTGCGAAAAATTCTGGACGCCGCAAGGTCAAGTTGACCCCCTCACAAGTTGCGATAGCCAAGAAATTGGGTGTTCCTCTTGATGAGTATGCTAAGTACGTTAAGGAGTAAGTGAAATGTCTGAGATTGAAATTACCAAAACCGCAGGCATTGATCGTAGCTCCCGTGCTAGTAAGACAAGGGAGAAAGAGACACGGCGAAAGCCTTGGGCTCCCCCGTCTATGCTAGACGCACCGCCTGCGCCCGATGGGTACAAGCATCGTTGGATTAGAGCCGAAGTTCGTGGATTTGATGATCAGAAAAATATTTCTGCTCGTCTACGCGAAGGTTACGAACTCGTTCGCCAAGATGAGTACCCTGATTTTGAGGCCCCCGTCGTCGATTCAGGTAAATATGCTGGTGTGTTTGGAGTTGGCGGATTAGTTCTCGCTCGTATTCCGTTGGAAACGGTTGCTGAAAGACAGGCTTACTTTGACGGTAGGACTAACGATCAGATAGAAGCCGTGGATCACGATATGATGAGAGAAAATTCTCACTCTACAATGGCGATCAATAAACCTGATCGTCAATCGCGTGTAACCTTTGGCGGTCCTAAAAACTAGGACCTTATTGGAGAAAAAAAATGGCAAACCAAGATACTGCTTTTGGTCTGCGTCCAATTGGCCTCAATGGTGCTGGTGCGAACACCACTGGTGTAACTCAATATGAGATTGCATCTACTAACACAAGTGTGATTTATCAGTATTCTCCAGTGATTCCACTGGCTGCTGGTGTAATCAACATTGTTGGTGCGGCAAACGGTGGTACAGTGCCTGCTCTTGGGGTCCTTATGGGCGTCGAATATGTTGATAGCTCTACTAAAAAGACTGTCTTCAAAAACTACTGGCCCGGCTCAAACAACGTAAGCGTTGATACGAACTTTCCTATCAAGGCGTTTGTTGCCGATAACCCAAATCAGTTGTTCCTAATTGCTGCTGACGGAAGCTCAACAGATCGTGCGACAGCCTTGTCAAACATCTTTGCTAACGTCTCTTTGGCAAACGGTACATCTGGGTCAACAGCTAATGGGCGTTCAACTGCTGAAATGGATATTTCAACAGTAGCCACTACCGCAACATTATTCATGCGTATTGTTGGTGTAACTACAGACACCGCAAACCTAGACTATGCTTCTGCGGGCGTGAACTACATTGTACGCTTTAATTTCCACCACAACGCGCCAGTTGCGGCTTCGGCCTCACAGACAACTTCGTTGTCTACAGGCATATAAGGAGAATTAGAAAATGGCTATTTCTCGCGCACAACTAGCTAAAGAGCTAGAGCCGGGCCTGAACGCATTGTTTGGTCTGGAATACAATCGTTACGAAAACGAACATGCCGAAGTCTTCGAAGAAGAAAGCTCAGATAGAGCATTCGAAGAAGAGGTAATGCTCGGCGGTTTCTCAACAGCCCCTGTTAAAGGTGAAGGTTCGTCCATCACATTTGACGATGCTCAAGAGACATACACCGCTCGTTACACACATGAAACAGTGGCACTTGCTTTCTCAATCACTGAAGAAGCAATTGAAGACAATCTTTATGATCGTCTAGCGTCTCGTTACACAAAAGCATTGGCACGTTCAATGGCTCAGACAAAGCAAATTAAAGCTGCGTCCGTCCTGAACAACGCTTTCAGCACAGGCTCACCAATTGGTGACGGTGCCGCTTTGTGTTCGGCGTCTCACCCATCACTGTCAGGCAATCAGTCAAACATTCTTGCAACTGCCGCAGACCTGAACGAGACTTCTCTCGAACAGATGCTGATCGACATTGCAGGGATCACTGACGAGCGTGGCTTGAAAGTTGCTATCCGCGGCATGAAACTGATTATTCCAAAAGAACTTCAGTTCATTGCAGAGCGTGTAATCAACTCAAACCTACGTCCGGGCACAGCTGACAATGACGCTAACGCCATGAAGAACATGGGTATGCTCCCAGACGGAGCAGTGGTAAACCATTTCTTGACAGACACAGATGCGTTTTTCATTAAGACAGACGCACCTAACGGCTTCAAGATGTTTAACCGCTCACCTATCAAAACTGCCATGGAAGGCGATTTTGACACAGGTAACATGCGCTTCAAGGCTCGTGAGCGTTACAGCTTCGGCGTCTCTGATTGGCGTTCAGTGTTCGGTACTCCGGGCGCATAAACATTTGTTTCACATGAAACACGAAGGGCGGCTTCCATGCCGCCCTTTTTTATTGTATACTAAATTATCCCTGACAGCCGCATGGTGCGGCTGACACTAGCCACGACAGGAGATACAAATGGCTAATACTACTTTTTCCGGTCCTATTATTTCTACTAATGGATTTCAATCTACTGGCATAGCATTTGCCGACCTTCCCGCCGCATCAGCCAGCACAGGCCGCATTATTTTTTGTTCTGACGCCCGTAAGGCTTCTGAAACTGCGGGCAATGGTACAGGAAACCTCGTGTTTTCTGACGGTACAAACTACATCCGTGTAGACACAGGCGCAACTGCCGCCGCATAGGGAGGCTTGAATGTCTGATTCTGATGTACAATCGAAGCGCATTACTGCAACGGGCTCGCTCGCTGTAGGTTCTGCGCGTATTCGTCAGATACAGTTAAAGACAACCTCTGGTACACCTCGCCTTACCATTACAGATGGTAATGGCGGGTCTACCGTATTGGATTTGGATTTTAACGCTTCTGACACACACTCTGTAAATATTCCGTCGAATGGTATCCGTGTTAGCGATATATATATTCCCGCTTTAAAAAATATCCCCGCCGCTACGGTATTCTATAACTGAGGCAGAATATGGCTGGGTCTGATATTAAAGCAAGTTATGTTACCGCTACGGGTACTGTTGCAAGCGGCCCGCGTCGGTTAGTTTGTATTCACTACCACACCGGGGGTTCCACGGGTAGTGTTGTTCTACGAGACGGGGGGGCTTCTGGCGCTGTTGTCTTTACTTTGGACTTTCACTCAAACTCTACAGGCGACCTTCAAATTGGCGAGGAAGGTGTAAAGTTTGAAACAGACATTCATGCCACCTTCACAAATGTTACAAGCATGACCTTTTTCTTCAAGTGAGGGCGATATGGCGGAACGTAAAAAAGCCAAAATGCCTGCTCGTAACAAGAAAAATTTTCGCCCTACTGAAAAGGGCGCGGGGATGACTAAGGCCGGGGTCAAAGCTTATCGCAAAGCTAACCCCGGCTCTAAGCTTAAAACCGCAGTCACAGGAAAAGTTAAAAAAGGTTCTGCTGCGGCTAAACGACGTAAATCTTACTGTGCGCGTAGCGCGGGCCAGATGAAAAAGTTCCCTAAAGCGGCTAAGAACCCTAACAGCCGCATACGTCAAGCGAGGAGGCGTTGGAAATGCTAACTTGGGATAAGATTGCGCCTGCTTTAATTTTAGCTTTGGTAGCTTATTTAATAAGCGATGTCAGCGCTATAAAGACAGATGTTGCAGTATCGAAAATTAAACTGGAACACGTTGAAGAAAAAGTTGCAGATAATTACGAAATGATAAAGCCCATTTGGGAGCAGTTTTTACTGGAGAGGTCTAATGATATCGCGCTCATCAATGCGACGGCAGATTAACACTGGTCCGAAGCCTAAAAAAGTTACTCCAACTTATTTTCGTAAGGGCGGTAAAGTAAGTAGTAAGAGTAAAGGCTCTAAAATTTGCCCTGCGGGTAAAGCGTGGGCGAAGCGGACTTTTGACACATACCCTTCTGCATATGCTAATATGGCAGCGTCTAAATATTGTAAAGACCCTAATTATGCAAAAGGGTCTAAAGGAAAGAAAAAGTAATGGGGGAGTTGAAGAAATGGCGAGATCAGAATTGGGTTCGAATTGATAGCTCCGGTAACATCAAAGGTGCCTGCGGCACCTCCAAAGATAAGAAAAACCCAGACCGCTGCTTACCAGCTTCAAAAGCTAGAAGCCTCTCAAAATCTGAAAGAGCGTCTACAGCGCGAAAAAAGAAGAGAGAGGGAGCAAAGGGCAAGACAGTGGTATCGAACACAAAAGCCGCTAAAGTCACCAAACTTGCCGCCGGAGGCGCGGTCAAGCGTCCTTTCAAAGGCAAGAAAGTGGCTGGAACAGCGGTTGCTAGAGGTTGTGGACAGGTACTGAACGGCAGGCGTAAGCGGACGAAGGGTTCTGTAACGCAATTCTGAGGGGCACATGTTACCAGATTTTGAACTTGAGCAGGCCATTATACAGGAAACCCGTGATTGGTCGGCACATGCACTTGAGCATTCTAACGAATATTATAACAACCTTCCCGCTTGTCCATATGCTAAAAAGGCGTGGCAAGATAACCGGGTAGGTTTTTGTTTTAAGTACAATAAGGATTGGCAGGATTTATACAAACTTGTATCTCAGTGGGACGACAGTAAGGACGTTGTAATACTGATTGATTTTGACCCGTTGCCTTTAGATGAATTAGATTCGTACTTAGATGACTTGAACGAGGCTATATCAAACGGTTTTTTCATAAACAGAGATATGTTTTTAATGGGGTTTCACCCCGACGACGAAGGTAATGAGCTATTAGACTCTGACGACTTTGAATCGACTGTAGATACGCCATATGCTATGATATTCTTACAAAGACTTACAAAGTTGCAAGAATCCTCAGATTTACTTAGAATGAAGGGGTATTACAATCTTTGTGAAAAGTATTACGGTGCGGAATTTCTTTACGAAAAAAGACAGCATTTTTATCGGAGATTAAAAAATGATGAAAAAGCCTAAGAAGATGATGCGTGGCGGTGCGGCAAAAAAGATGATGCGTGGCGGTGCAGCTAAAGCCTCAAAGAAAAAGCCTACTATGATGCGTGGTGGCGGTATGGCTAAAGCTAAGAAGATGATGCGTAAAGGTGGAAAAGTTAAAAAATAATGACTACCTCTGGTTCAAAAAACTTTGAGCTTCAAGTCGATGATTACATCGAAGAAGCTTTTGAGCGGTGCGGGCTCGAATTTAAGACGGGATACGATGCTCGCACCGCAAAACGCTCTCTCAATCTGCTGCTAGCGGATTGGGCTAATCGTGGTTTGAATCAGTGGACAATCAAACAGCGCACTTTATCTCTTACTTCTGGCACCAGTTCGTATGTTTTAAGCAACGATGTAATTGACGTTCTTTCTGCGGTATGCCGTAGAAGTGGCTCAGATATTACACTAAGCCGTATTAGCCGAGACGATTATCTCACTATCCCTAATAAAGCTTCTGAGGGTAGACCCAGCCAATTCTTTTTGGATAGGCAAATTATTCCTAGCTTATATCTGTATAATACTCCGGCTAATTCCACGGACACAATTGTATATGACGCTTTAGTTCGTATGGATGATGCGGATGATTTGTCCAACACTTTAGACTTACCTTTTAGGTTTTACCCTTGTCTTGCTGCGGGTTTAGCTTACTACATAGCTGTTAAAAAAGCACCTGAACGCATTCAAATGTTAAAAGCTATTTATGAGGAAGAGTTTGAAAGAGCCCGCACAGAAGACAGGGACCGCTCCTCGTTTAATGTGACACCTAATTATCAGTATTTAAGGGTGGGGTGATGTCTCGGTATGCTTCTGGCAAACACTCTTTTTTTACATCTGACAGGTCTGGTTTTCGTTATCCCTACAAGGATATGAAAATAGAGTGGACGGGTGCGGCAGTAGGGCCGGACGAGTTTGAGCATAAGCATCCGCAATTAGAACCTCGCAAACATCCCAGCGATCCTCAAGCTTTGAGAAACGCTAGAACGGATAGGGTTGAACCTGAAGTAGCAAAGCTTTTAGGTTTTAACCCATTTAAGTCGGGCGGTGCGGGGACCGACGTAATAACCGTTACAGAACCCTCGCATGGACGAAACTCTTCAGATGTAGTAAGGTTTCGGACAGTTTCTGGGTTTGATGGATTTACGAAAGCGACAATAGAAGATGCGTCGGGTTATACAATTACTGTGGTCACTGCTGACACCTACACGTTCACAGCTGCCAGCGGAACCGCGACAGCCGGAAATACACGAGGCGGCGGTGAAAATGCGTCCGCTGGCCCCGTTACGCTTTCTGCATAGGAGATAAATTATGTCCTTCACGTACTCACAATTGCAGACAGCTATACAAGATTTTTCAGAAAATACTGAAACGTCCTTTGTCACTAATCTTCCTATTTTTATACGAGCGGCGGAAGACCGCATATTTGCGCTTGTTGACTTAGAGCTTTTCCGTAAAAACGCGACATCTACTCTAACCGCTACAGACCCTTATTTAAGTGTCCCCGGAGATTACTTGGCGCCGTTTAGTTTACAAATAACAACCTCTGGAAGCGAAGCTTTTCTGCTTTTAAAAGATGTAAATTTTGTTCAGCAATACCGAGTAGAGTATAGCTCAACAGGGGTTCCGAAATACTACGCTATTTTTGATGTAGATAATTTTCTTTTAAGTCCTACCCCAGACCAAGCATATACAGTGGAATTACATTATTATTATCGTCCCGCTAGCTTAACGGCGGGCGCAGGCGCAGGAACATGGTTGAGCGAGAATGCCCCGAACGCTCTTCTTTACGGCTCACTCGTAGAAGCATATACTTACATGAAAGGTGAAGCTGACATGATGCAACTGTACGAACAACGGTTTGTACAGGAAATTCAAAGACTGAAGGATTTGGCAGAAGCTAGAGAGAACAGTGATGCATACAGACGGGGCTTACCAGATAGGCCAAGAACTTAGGAGTTTGTAAGATGGCAACAAGTAACGCGGCAACCACATATCTGGAAAGACGCATCTTGGATTATCTGTTCAAGAATGATTCTCTTTCCTTTGCTTCACCCGGCAACAGCATTTATGTTGGTTTGGCTACCGCTGTAGGTAATGCTGAAAAAGGTAATTTAACAGAAGTATCTGTTAGCTCAGAAGACGCTAACTATACTCGTCAGCAAGTAACGGCAGCAAATTGGAAACAATCTGTTACCACACTGGCTGTAGCGGCGGGATCTGCTGACACAGAACTGATTTTGACAGACGGCGAAGCTTTCCCTTCTTCAGGTACAGTGACAATCAATGACGAAATCATCACCTTCACAGGCAAGGACGGCTCTGCTACTGCCGATGTAAATGGTTCTGTTTCGTCCTCCACCAACGTAACTGTGGACGGTAACAGCGGCACAATTACTGTAGGTATGGTTGTAACAGGCACAGGCATCTCTGGTACGGTTCGTGTGGCTACTGTGACATCACAGACTGCCATTGTATTGGATACTGCGGTTACGGTGGGCGGCGAAGGTGGCCTTAAAATTTATGGGACTTAAAATTTTTACCGCCGGGACCC